CAAGTCTATTTTATTAATTTCCATAGCTTTAATTGATAAAGTGTATTCTTTATGTTTAATTGGTACTAATACGCTTCCAATTACTTCTCCATCTTCTATACATAACATACAGATTTCTAATATTTGATGCTTTTTACAATCAAATCCTGTTGTTTCTATATCTATAAGAATAAATCTTCTATCTCTTAATTCCATTTATATTCACCTCTACGCTTATTTTTATTATTTTGAAGAGAGCCACCTTAAAAGCTCTCTTCTATTTGCAGTAACCTTAACATCAGTTGTAATCCCTAATGTGCCGCCTAGTCCTGCAAGCTTTAGCTTTATGTTTGTGTATTTAACCATTTAACACATGTTTCATGCTTATTTTCATTTGTACACGTAATGGCTAGATCACAAATTCCAGCACAACCACTTCCACCATTACACTTACTACATATGAAATCTGCCATTTCATCTATATTCATATCTTTTATTCTGTCAAATACTTTCTTTACCATATAACCTGGTACTCTTTGTTCTATTATTTGACCAGTTCCTAGGTCAACAATCTCATTTTCAATAATTGCTAAATTAGTAGTTGTAACCTCTTCTGTTTCGGTGTCCGAAACGGACACCGTTTCTTTTATGGTTTCTCTAACTATTGTATTTATATCCTTTGGTTTAACTTCTACTCCTTTAGATGCTAGTGCTGCTATTTCTTTTTGTTTTTCTTCTTCCAATCTACTAACTTCATATGCAGCAGTCATTCCTAAATTACCCTCTTTGAATTGCTCTTTAGCCTCTCCAATAAGATTATTATTAATGCTTTCAAATCTTGCTATCTGTGTACTGCTTGTATTCATTAATTCAGCAATAATATCTCTTAACTTCCCATTGATCTCTATTCCATCTTCATCTCTTGCCCTTATTAATGCCTCTTTTAATCTTAAAGCCTGTTCAGTCTCTTCATATGCAGTTAGCTTTCTACTAAAGGCATTTCCTATTAAAAGCGATAATTCAAATACTGCTTCGCTCATATCCTTATACAAATAATCTACTTCTTCATATTGCTTATATCCTCTTTGAATATTCAAGATATTAGCAAGATTTCTTCTATGACCACTTAATATCCTAAACTCTCCACCAACTCTACCAAGTACAGTTGGTTGCTGCTGCCCTACTAATAAAAATGTATCTGCTAATTCTTCAATATTGTCCTGGCTATAGAAATTACTTTGTGATGGAATAACATCATAAGGATTTAATTTTATGCTTTTATAATCACTTGTGTTCAAATCTGTAGTTTCTTTACTTTTATCATTTAGCAAATCCATCATATTAAATTTTTTACTCATACCCAGCTACCTCATGCAGTTCTGGATTCTGATAAATATTCCCCCTAATTGTGTCAATAGCAGTTTCACTAAACAAAGGTACTGCTCTTTGCTCTTTATGATTTACAATCCACCAAGCACATTCCATTTCTTCAACGACTCCTGTTATATCCTCTTCACCAATAACTCCAGCTTTTCTTTCAACTACAAAATCTTTATATATCTCTTTTTTATGGATATCTTTTTTATTTGCATATTGAAGAGGAATTAAATGTGCGTTAGCTGCTGTTCCTTCTAAATTCCCCTTCCTATCAAAAGATTGAACTGTTCCATCTGCTATTGATATTGAACAATTCATATAATCTACCAATTCATTTTTCTTTTTATCAAATAGTCTAAATTTTATTTTATATCCACTTATATAATTCATATCCTCACTCCTCGTACAGCACTTTCTAAATAGGCATACTATTTTCTGAACTGATTTTTACTTTTTTAATTTTTCTTGACCTCTTCAATTCTCTTTACTTCATTCGGTTTGCATTTTGACAAGTCTACTGCATATGGACAATTTGACTCTTCCTCTACACGCCCAAGGCTTATATCATCAAATGCCTTGTATAAACAGCATGTCTTATAATCTTCTTTACATCCAATACACTTAATCTCTGCAAGCTCTTCTATTATTGGATTAAATTTTTCTCTTTCTATGACAATATACTTATTATTCTTATGATCTCTATATAATTTTTTAACTGTGAAATCATCAACTAATCTAAATTCAAATTTAATTAATTGTTTTTCAAGTTTTCTTCTTTCTGCATCGTCTATATTTTCTTCTATATCATTACAGAATTTTATTAAATAGCTTTTTACTAATTTAATATGTTTCTGCATCCCTTCTGTGAGCATTCCTCTTTTCTTCCATTCAACCCATAATTCATTAGTTATTTGATTATTAACATTCTTCTCTCCATTTATCATTTGAATAAATAGTTTCGCTACCATGTAGAAATTTTTTTCATCTGCATTTAAATATCCTCTTGTGAACTTACTCAACTCCATGCACCTTCTTTTTTAAAATCAGTTCAATATCAGTACTAATTCTTTTTATTTGAGCATTAGTAATTCCATTTCTTTTCATAGCTTCTACTACTGAATCTATAAGATAACTCTCAAATTTTTTACACTTAGCATTTACCTGATAATCAATAAACTCTTTATCTAAACCTTTTGTAATTTTATCAATCGTGCCTTTTCCCACTTTTTTATCTACTTTTCTTTTCATTTTTCTGTCTTCTGCTCTTCCCATGATCTACACCTCTTTTAAATATTCTTCTACAAGATCTATATAATCCTTAGATGCATTACAACGCTTTGAGTGTTCTAGAATTGGCATATTAACAAATGTACTCTCTTCAATCTTTATTGATCTTCTTATTAGGGTTTTAAATATTGGATATTTTGTATTATTTCTCAACTCTTCTTCTTTTTGAATGCTCATTTTATTTTTTGCAAATTGAGTTATGAAGCATCCTTTTAACTTTAAATTTTGATTAACTATTTTTATGTTTTCTATTTGATCCATTAACTCTTCCATTCCATCTAAAGTAAATTTATCTAACCTTATAGGAATCAAAACATCATCGCTTGTGGCAAGAGCATTCATAACTGTTATATTAATATCTGGTGGATTATCAATAATACAGTAATCATATTCATCTTTTATCTTATCTAATGCATTTTTTAGTATCATCACTTGCTCTTGCATGCTCATATTTTTATTCTTTATAATGTCTAAATTTGCACTTAGCAAATCCATATTAGCTTGTATTATGTCTAAATTTTCATATTGGGTTTTTACTATTACACTTTTTACATCTATATGCTTGTCTAACATAACATCAGCAATACTCAATTTATCCAGGTCACATACTCCAAACAACTTAGATGTATTACCTTGCTTATCGTTATCCACAATTAATACCCTTTTATTGTTGATAGTTGCGAAAATATGAGCTATATTAATTGCTGAAATAGTTTTAGCAACTCCACCTTTTAAATTAATTATTGAAATAACTTTCATACTCATAATTATTAAACCTCTTTCTATATTCATTTTTTATTTAATGCCTACTGTGAGATATTCTTTTTTGAATCTTATCTCTATTCTCCATGCAATGCCTTTCTGCTTGCTTCTTACCCTCTATAGTCAATTTTCTTTTTGTTGCTATATCTTTAACTGTCTTTTCTGCAAGTTCATGAGGTGTCATGTTACTAACTTTCATAAGTGATCACTCCCTTACTCCATATCTTTAACAGTTACAGTTCTTGGTTGTGACAGATAATTTTCAATTGTTTCCGCTGCTTCTCTCCACCCATAACAAACTGAAACAAAATATCCCTGTTTTTTCAATTTATCTATCCATTCATTTTGTAGTTTGCTTGTCTTATTCTTACCAGCTTTAAGTTCTATATAAAGTCCACAATATCCATCATGTGGTGAAGGTAAAACTAAATCTGGAACACCTGCTTTAACTCCTTGCTTTTTTAATGATGCTGCCTCTTTTTTATCTCTTCTTCCACCGTTTGGAACATGATGAAGCAAACATAATTCTGAAAACTTTTGTTCATGAAGTCCTGCCCATTGAAATAGCCATTTTTGTTCCTGCGCCTCTGTTGCTGATAACATATAACTCATTCCCTCTTCCTTAATTTTGTGTATATATAATGTCCCAAAACTATGTCACTATAAAATATCTTCCCATCTTTGTAATTGCACTTTGGATATAGTTCTTCGAAAATATCCTTGAAATTATTTATATTATTTGCAAATAACTCTTCCACTTTTCTTTTACTGAGCCTTGTCCTATTTTTAGTTACAATTGGTTTCTTTAAATTTTTTGAATAGCTCCATCTTATTTTTCCTTGTTGTGCTATATATCTTGCAACTCCTTCAAAATCAAAATCATCCGCTTGTAATCTTTTACTATTTGCTCTACCTTTTCCCCATAAATCTTCTGCCACATCTCTATCCATATAATTCATTATTATATGATGATGAATTCTTACTTTTTTACTTTGAGGATCATCTTCAAAACCTATTGAGCAAATATATTTAAGTTCTTCCAATCCATTTTTGCTTCTATATCTTTTTATTCTTCTTAAGTAATTTTGAATATCTTTCCTCGCTTCTTCTTCACCAGGTAAATATCCATCTTCATAACCAACAGTTATAAATAAATCTCCATTAACAAAATTAGTATTTACTATTCTAACTACTTTCTTTTTAGAGTTTTCATGATTAAGTTTCTTTTGAAATTCATTACTTTCTTTTCTTTCTTTACTTCTAGGCATATCCTGTTTACATTTATATGTTGGATATATTTCTGACTCAATCATATTTCCACTAGTTGTTGTCCTTATAACATAGGTATACCTACTATTCATTCTTAATTCTTCAATTCTATCTTCTTTAGTTTCCATTGGTAATAATTCAAATAATTTATCAAATACTTCATCATATTTATAATCATCATATAATCTCTTCATAAGCTTACCTCTCTAGTCATTTTTAATATTTTGCTTCTTGTGGTTGACTTATTAATACGCATTACAAGGTCGCATAACGGCAATTCACCGTTTTAAAAAAAATTGACATAATACCTTATATGAGACTATAATTTACTTATATTGATTTCATATTTAAGGTAATAGAGTGTGTTTCATTTGCACTGAAGCACACTCTTTTTTTATGTCTATAACTGTAAATATTTGTATTTTCATTTTATCTCCTATAATTCCAATCTAGTTCACCAAATTTTTTCAATATAGCTCCCACACCTACCTCCAAATTTTAAAAGTAACTTTTGTAACTGTATTGAAAAATTCATAAAAGTCGGGAAGATTTTTAACTATTAAATGAATGCTTGGATCAAGTCCTTTATCACTTAAAAATTCTTTCTGCTTTCTGCTTAAGTTCTTTGCATTTTTCACACTTTTCTCCTCTCAAACTATTAATTTAATTAATTTTACTGAAATAATAATTGTTCATATATCTATCTAGCGTTTGACTAGCTGCTAACGCCTCTTCAGAAGATACTCCATATTCATCAATTGCTTTATGCATATTTTTCCTTAGTTGCTCTCCCCTTTTATCCATATCCATCTACATACTCACTCCCTTCACTTATTATTCTTTTTCTAAACACTCTTAGCTGAAAATTACTGAATGTAATTGCTTTGAGTTAAAAGATGTGCTTGTACAATATTTTTATTATGTTACATTTAACTTAATAGGCTGTTATAAGCCTATTTATTTCTACTCTTCGTTAATTAGTTCTTCTAATGCAATTCTTACAGGATCACTCCCAAATCTTTCAACTAAAAAATCAATTAGAGTACTATAATAATTGGTTAATGCTTGTTCACAAGGAGATCCAATACATGTAACTGTTAATTCATCATAATTAATTCGTTTTCCCATAAATATCTCCTTAAATTTTTATAGTTTATACTATGCAATTTCTTGCCTTTTGTGTATAGTTTCATTTAATTGATTTATCAATTTTCTAAATTGAGAGAAGTTTTCAAATTTTATTTCTAATCCTGTATTTAATAAACGAAGTTCTTCTAAAGCTAAATACATCGAATTACCGACAGATAAATTAAATTCTTTGAAACCAATTTTTATAAAAGGTTGTCCATCTTTACTTTTTAGTTTGAGTTTCAAATTATTCTCCTCCTTCACTATTACTTTCACAAAAAAACACTTCTGGCACTGTGCTTTTTAATGCTTTAGCTATTTTGGTCATTATTGACTTACTTGGATTGCATGTACCTTTTTTATCATTTTCAAGAGTTGAGATATAACCAATAGCAACTCCTGCTGCATCTGATAAATCTTTAACTGTCATATTTAATTTATTTCTAAAAACTTTAATTTCATTCAATTTATTCACCTCACCATTCGCTATAAGTGAATGGTATCATATTCGTTTTAAACGAACAATGTTTATATTTGTTCTTCTTTGACGAATATAAAGAGTTAGTGTTCGTTTTCTACGAATATCTTTAATTACCTTTTATTTTCGTTGACAGAGAACGGTTCTAATGTTATTATTGTTCTATCAGAGAGAATGCTTATACGGAGGTTAAAATATGTTAGGTGATAAAATACGTGAAGCTAGAACCAAGAATCATATGAGTCTTAATAAATTATCAAAAATAACACAAATATCATTAGGATATCTAAGTGATTTAGAAAATAATAAATCTACTAATCCAGGTGTTGAAAAATTAAATTTAATAGCAACAGCTCTTAATGTATCAACTGATTTCTTTTTTAAAGATGATATTGAAAAATGGGATGCGACTATAAGCGATCAAGTAAAAGAGGAAGTTGCTGTATATGATTCAATAAATAAAAATAAATCTAATATAATAAACTTGCCAATTGTAGGATCAGTTAGAGCTGGAAAACCTGTCTTAGCTATAGATAACATTGAAGGTTATTTACCTACATTAAAAAGTTTTTTAAGTAGCGATAAGAATTATTTTTATTTACGTGTCCAAGGAGATAGTATGAATCAAGAATTTGATGACGGTTCTCTTTTGCTTATAGAAAAAACTTCTTATATAGAAAATGGTGAAATTGGAGTTATTTTAATCGATGGGATGGAAGCTACTGTAAAGAAAATAATTCAAAATCAAAATATGATTACCTTGATTCCAATGAGTAACAATTCAAATCATGTTCCTCAAATGTTTGACATTATTAAAGATCAAATTCATATAGTTGGTAAAGTAAAGCAAGCTATAAAAATTTATTAAAAAATAAACTTTTGAATATAAATAAACATAAAATAAATATAATAAATTTAAATAATGAAGGTGTTTTTGTGAAAATAGCAATTTATTCTCGAAAATCAGTATTTACTGGCAAAGGTGAAAGTATAGAAAATCAAATAGATTTATGTAAAGATTATTGTAAAACTTACTTTAGAAATGAAGATCTAGATTATATAGTTTACGAAGACGAAGGATTTTCAGGTAAAAATACCAATAGACCAAATTTCAAAATATTATTGAATGATATAATATCAAAACAAATTAATGTGTTAATTTGTTATAGATTAGATCGTATTTCTAGAAATGTTGCTGATTTTTCTTCTATTCTTGAACTATTACAAAAGCATAATGTAGACTTTATAAGTATTAAAGAAAGATTTGATACAAGTACTCCTACAGGACGTGCAATGATTTATATAGCATCTGTTTTTGCTCAATTAGAACGTGAAACTATTGCAGAAAGAGTTAAAGATAATATGCTCCAACTTGCTAAAATGGGTAAATGGTCAGGCGGACAACTTCCTTTAGGATATTGTTCTGAAAAGATAAAATATATAAATGAAGAAATGAAAGAAAAATCTTTTGTTAAACTCATACCAATTGCTGAAGAATTGGAGACAGTAAACTATATTTATAAAAATTATATAACTAATGGGTCAATTTTTACTGTAGTCAAAGATTTAAATTTCAATGGATTTAAAAGTAAAAATGGATGTAGTTTTGAAGTAACTGGAATTAAAAGAATTTTAAGAAGTCCTTTATATGTTGAATCTAACAAATCCACCCATGAATATTTAAGTTCTAAAAATTATAATGTTTTTGGTAACGCTAATAAGAATGGCTATTTAACATATAATAAAAAAACTGATAAAGATAATCTAATTGCTGCAATATCAAATCATAAAGGAATCATTTCAGCAACTGATTGGCTAATTGTTCAAAAAAGATTAGATGCCAATATTGAGAAGTCAAAACAAATTTCAAATAGAAGTGGCACTGGCTGTAATAACACTTTATTTTCAGGATTATTAAAGTGCGGAAAATGTAATTCAAATATGGTTATTAAATACAATAAAAAAGATAAAAATGGAAATAGCTATATGTACTACAGTTGCTCAAATAAAGAAAAAACATACCTTCCTAATAGATGTGATACTCCTAGTCTAAGATGTGAAATTGTTGATTGTAAAATAATTGAAAACATAAAAACTTATAACAAAGATATCATAATAAAAATGTATAAAGATAAATTAAATGAATTACTCAAAAATTCAGATAAGCAAATAGTTAACAATTTTAAACAAGAAATAAACTCAAAACAAAAACAAGCTCAAAATCTTGTTAGTGAATTATCTAAAACAGAAGAAGAAGATGTTAAAATTTTATATAGAAGTCAAATTGCTGAAATAACCAAGGAAGTCAATCAATTGAAGTTAATAATTTCTAATAGTGAAGAAACGCATGCTCATTTGAATGATGCTATTTTAAATATAAAACATTTAATTCAAAGCTTTATAGATTTCGATAAATATTTTAATGATACTGCTGATATAAATGTAAAAAGAGCTCTCTTAAAAAATATAATTGAAAAAATCACTTATGATACTACTAAAAAGAAATTTTTCGTAAATTTTTTTTGCTTAGATAATATGCAGTTAGATAGTACAAGCGAAACCACGGACATTCTAACTGCATA